GCAGAACCTAATCGACATTGACCTAACACCATTGTTTGAACTGGAAGTACTAGTCAATAGAGGCCCTGGGCAGGTCGACTGGGTAGCTGAGAGGACGCATAGAACACAACCGACCACTGCAGACATATCACCAGAATTCACGTATAGTACGGCCGTAGACCTGTTCAATAAAGCTAGAGCACAGAGAGTTAGAGTGAACAGACTAACTTGGGAACAGTTTTGGGCACGCAGGTGGCAACATACACCGGTAGGTGCGATCCATTCTCAATATGAAGAAGACAATGCCTATCTAGCCACGCAGCGGGAGTTGAGAACAAAGCTATACACGGCGTGTGCGATGCCTGATGATATGCATGTGAAATTGCGAGTAAGGAAACCGGAGATGTTAGCCTGGCCCTCGACAAAGTACGAATGGGGCAAGCAGCGTGCTATATATGGTGTGGATTTTACTAACTTCGTCCATAGCACGTTTGCCTTTGGTGACATGGAAGAGGTACTTAGTAAAGTGTTCCCCATTGGCAGCTCTGCTAAGCCTGAAGCCGTGAAGAACACTATCGCTGAGATCTCGAGGGACGGTATACCTTTCTGCTTTGATTTCGAAGACTTCAACTCGCAACATACGATCCCTAACATGCAAATGGTGATGTTAGCATACAAAAATGTGTTTTCGGATGTCCTAACAGACGAGCAGCTAGAATCCATTGATTGGGTCATTCAGTCTGTGGATGAGATGAGGATCAAATGCCCAGAGCGAGGGTGGTATAAAGCAACTGCCACGCTGTTATCTGGATGGAGGCTGACAACTGCCATAAACACTGTGCTAAACTACGTCTACACTCAACAGATGACGGGGGATGTCGAGGTACCTTCCACACATAACGGAGATGATGTATTCTCTTCTGTCACTAAGTTGCGGACAGTGAGAGACTTCGAGCATAACGCAAGGAAACACAAGATCCGGTTCCAGTCTGCAAAGTGCTTCTTGGGGAGTATAGCCGAGTTCCTTAGAGTAGACCACAGAAACGGGGGTGGCGGACAATACCTAGCTAGAGGTGTAGCGACGTTCATTCACGGGCCCACTGAGTCGGTTATACCCAATGACCTAACTTCTTTACTCAAATCTATGGAAACGCGACGTACCGAGCTGTTAGAAAGGAATGCTGATCCGGAGGTAGTTAATAAGTTTTTTGTCGCTATGATGAAATACGTTGCCAAGATTTGGCGTAAGACACTAGGAGAGCTCAGTATAATATATGGTACTCACGTGAGCCTTGGAGGCTTAGCGGAAGAGGTCACGGAACAGTCGACGCGGTACCAGATAGTAAGAACGGTAATTAGAAGAGCGGATAGGAGGAACGAGGATTCCGGGCAATCTGCAACGGGGCACACAGAAGAGACTGTTGGAGACAGTAAGCCCGGGTTTGGATCTGGGGAGGGCGCAGAAGATGAGCGAACATACTTTCCAGGGGCTTGGGCATACGCCAAGGCGGTCACACGAAGAATCATAGATAAGCAATATCTACAACAAATTGCACACGCAGCGACCAGAGCTATTCGAGGGACTACTCTCGACGTCAAGTTCGGGGCGAGGATTGAAACAATCCGACCCGGCTTAGAT